TCCTTGGTGAGCTGGGCGACCTCGTCGGCGAGGCCGGCGAAATTGACCTCGGCCAGGGCTTGGGCGAGCGCGCGGGCCTCGGCAGTGCCGCCCTCGCCCGGCTTGGGGATGAACTTCGCGCCGGCGACGATGCCGTCGACCTTGGGCTGCTCGCCGCGCAGCAGCGCCGCCTCGGCAGCGTCGACCGCGCGCACGTGGGCGTTCAAGCTCGCGGCGTTGACCGGGATGCCCGGCGCGGTGCCGATCTCGGTTTGCACGGTCGCGCGCGAGACCATGGCCGCATCGACCGCCTGCTGCGACGGCCGGGAGCCAGGCAGCAGGCCGAACGCGGCGCCGAGAATGGCGTCGGTCGCAATGGCCGTTGCGTCCAGCGCATCATAGCGGGCAGCGATCTCGCCATAGCCCGCGCTGCGCATGTATTCGCCCATGGCGTAGCGCTGGCCGGCGCCGAGCGCCAGGTTGACGCCCGCGCCGGTGGCGGCCTTGGTCAGCAGGCTGGTGCCGAGGCTGGCCGGGGCCAGCACGCCCAAGCCGGTGGCAAGCGCGTCGATGCCGGCAGCGCGGAGCGCCGTGTCGCGGTCGACGCCCTCGCCCGTCATGTCGACGAACGTGCCGGTGCCGACGGAGCCGCCGGCGAGGATGGCGCCGCCAGCCGGACCAGCGACGGCCGTGCCGATGACGGCCGGCAGCAGGGTCGCGCCGACGCCATAGCTGATCTGCCCGGCGAACCCCGTCGTCGCGGGGTCGAGGCGGTAGTAGTCGATCGCGCCGCGGATGGCGTCGTCGACGATCGCCTCGTTCTGGCGGAAAGCGTCGCCGGCGCCGAACAGGTCCGACAAGGACTCCTGCATCCGGTAGGTCGGCGTGAACCGGCTGACCTCGTTGAGAAAGGCGCCGGTCGTGGCGAGACCGCGGCCGATGCCGGTCGCCGTCGCCGTGCCGAACCCCTCGAACGCGGCCGGGCCGCCGACGTCGAACACGCCCGGGCCCATGCCGGCGCCCTGCACGACCTGGCGCTGTTCGCGCTCGTTGCTGGCGAGGAACGTCACTGCGCGGCCCCATGCATGCGGATGTCCTCGGGCGTGAGCGCCGGCGCGGCGGCGGTCGGATCAACGCGGAACGTCAGCGGGCGGCCCTCCTTGTCGACGAGCGGCGTCGCGCCGCTGGTCGCCATGTAGACGCCGTTTGCGATCGTCTGCAGCCCCACGGCCTCGAAGTCGGCCGGCACGCCGGCGCGCTGGGCGGCCTGCGCGAACGAGATCCGCGCGGCGTCCATGAATAGCGTCTCGTCCATGCCCCACGGCAGGACGATGCTCGAGCCGTTGACCTCGGTCACGCCGCCGGTGACGGCGCGCGAGGCGAGCTCGGCGACGTCGCGGTCGAGCTGCCCGGTGTTGAGGCCACGCGACGCGGCCTCGCCGGCGTAGAAGGCGCGGAACGCCTGGTAGGCGGTGGCCTCGGTCTGCGGGCTCCCGCGGTAGGCGTCGCCGACGGTGGCGGCCCACTCGGCGCGGAGATCGTTCTCCTTGGGCATCGGGAACGTCGCCCCGCGGCCGTCGGTCTGCCTCTGCGCCCGCGTCGGGTTGAGCAGGTCCTCGCCCTCGAGGATGCGCAAGGCGACCTTGTCCGGGGTGATCGCCTGCGCGCGGGAGAACAGGCCGCCGGGCGAGACGATCGGCGTGCCCTTTTGCACCATGATGGACCCGGCCAGCGCGGTGACGGGCGAGTCGGTGCGGATCTGGCCCATGATCGACAGGTAGGGCGTGTCGTCGGGCAGCGCGCCGCGCATGTCCTTGAGCAGCTTCGCGCGCTCCGGCGCGGTCATCGTCTGGAACGCCGAAGCGAGGCCGGTCGCCTCGGACTTGGTGAGCAGCGTGTAGCCGGTGCCGTACTTGTCGCGCATGGTCGACGCGACGCCGACGCGGGCGCGAAGCTCGGCGGTGAAGGCCTGCGGGTCGTTGAGGTCGAGCGGCTGCACGGTGGCGAGCCCGGCCGACGCGGCGAACGCGATCGGGTCCTCGGCCCGCTGCTCCATGACCTGCTTTGCCGCCTGCTGCAGCACGTTGTAGCGGGCCGCCTCCTGGCGATAGCCCTCGCCGCCGCGGGTCGGCCGGCGGGCCTGCAGCACGCGCTCGATCTCGGCGGGCGGCATGGTCTTGAGGTTCGCCAGCTCGCCGGCGTACTGCTGGCTGCGGGCGTACTGGGCGAAGCGGCGCGAGCCTTCCTCGTCGCCGTAGGCGCGCATGTAGTCGGCCTGCGTCAACGGCTGCGGGACCTGCTGCCCGTCGCCGTAGGCGGCTAGGTCGTCGGCCTCGCGGTTCGCCACGTAGCTGCGGAACGTGGCGTCCTCGCGCTCGACGGCCGCGTTCGTGGCGTTGCGCAGCGCGATGACCTCGGGCACGGAGAGCCGGTCGTAGGCCGCGTTGCCGGTCGACCCGCCACCCTCGGCGAGCATGGCCGCGTCTGCGGTCGGGGCCGGCGTGTCAGGCAGGGTCGAGCGGCCGAGCGCGGCATCGACGCCGGCGACAATGTCGGTCTCGGAATACGGCTGCTGCCCGTTCTCGTGCTGGATGACGGCGGCGGTGAACTTGGCGAGCGTCGCGGGGTTGCTCAGGTCGACCGGGTCGTCGGGATTGACGCCAAGGGCCTTGGCCACCTGCGCGGCATAGGCGGCGGTGTTGTTCTCAGTCGGCGGGGCCCAGCGGTCGATCAGCTCGGAGACCGTGTCGTTGCCGTGGATGCGCTGCGAGTTGACCGCGTTCAGCGCCAGCGCGCGGATGCCGTGGGCGGGCGTGGCAAAGATGGCAAACCGACCGTCGGTGCCGACCTCGCCTTTCCAGCCGATGCCGGCCTCGATGTTGCCCGGGTTGTTGTTGCGGATGCCGCGCGGCGCGCTGCGGTCTCCGGCGCGCACTGGGGCGCCCTGCGGCGTCGGCGCGATTCCGAGGCGCTGGTCCAGCAGGCGGCGAGCGCTGCGCGGGTCGCGCGCGACGTCGCCCAGCACCACGCCCTTGCTGATCTTCTGGATGGCGTCGTCGCGCAGCTTGGCGCGCATCTCCGGCGGGACGTCCAGCGCGTCGATGACGGCCAGCTGCTCGGCCAGCGCCGTGGCGTAGGCGTTCGGATCGGCGGCCACAGCACCGGCGGCGGTGTCGATCGCCTGCCCCAGCGTCTCGACGCGCCAGCGGCGGCGCTCGCCCTCCTCGAAGGCCATGGCGTTGCCGCCGAGGTCCGAGCGCAGCGCGAGCATGCGCTCCTGCGCGAACCGGCGCGCGGACTCGGTCGGCGCGTTGGCGAGCAGCTGCTCCTCGTAGCTGTTCGAGAACTCCTCGAGCTCGGCGGTAAAGCCGGACGCGCCAGGGGCGACGCCGTTCTGCCGGGTCACGAACTCGCGGGTCAGGTCCTGCCGGGCCTTGGCGACAGCGCTCGCGGCCCAGATCCGGCCGTTTTCCTCCTCCTCGCGCATGCGGTCGGCCTTGGCCTGCTGCGCGATCGAGACGATCGTCTGCCCGGCGTTCTGCAGCGCCTCACCGACGGGGCTGCGGCCCGAGGCCATGGCGGGCCCTGGCCCGGCGTTGACGCTGGTGCGCTGGTCGTAGGTCGGGATGCGGACTGCCATCACGTGATGCCTTTGCGCGGCGGGGCCGGCGGTCGATATACCTTCGAGGGCGAGACGGCCGACTTGCCGCCGTAGCTGGCCGCGCCCTGCAGCAGCGCAGTGCCGGCGCCAATGTAGCCCGCGGTGCGCGCCTGGCGGCCCTCGAAGCGCGTCATGTCCGCGCGCCCCTGCAGGCCTGCGGCGGCGAGCTGGCCGTCGTAGCGGATGTTGAGCGCGTCGAGCTCGGCGTTGATGCCCGATTGCCGAGCGACGTCGTAGGCCGAGCCGTCAAGGCCGATACCAGCCTGCGCAAGCGCGGCGCGCTGGCCGCCGAGGAACTGCCGGGCCTGCCGGCGCTGGGCCTCCTCGCGCGCGCCTGCGGCGCGGTTCTCGGCCTCGGCCTGCTGCTCTAAGGCCTTGGCGTTGGACTTGGCCGCGGCGTTGGCCGCCTGCCCCTGCTGCACCATTCCCACCGCGCTGACGGCCGTACCGACAGCAGCGATCGCGCCAGCGTTGGCGCCGATCCACGCGACTACCGGAGCGATGAATGCCATTACTTGACCCTCGCGAACATGTAAGCATCGGCGCCGGTCGGAAGGAACGCCGTCATCTTGCCCTCATTGACGAACCCCAGCATGCGAGCCCAGCGGACGCCCGCCGGAAAGGCGGCATCGACGTAGGCCTCGACGCGGCGGTGCGGCAGCATCTGCAGGTAGCGTAACACCCCGCGGGTGATCCTTGGCATGACCGGGCCGGCGGATTTGGACAGGATCGCCCAGACGAGGGCGCGGTCCTGCCAGAGATCCCATGCGCCGCCGCAGAATACCGGCTCGCCGTCGACCAGCACCGACCAGGCGTTCGGGCCCTCAAGCTCGGCCGCGACCTCGGGGGTGATCCACGGGGCGGCGTCCATTTGCGCCGGCTGCACCTGGACCTTGAGCAGATGCTCGCGGGCGTAGGGCACGATTCGCATCACTTCATCCGGACAGGGGTGGTCGGCTCGGGGCGGAACGGGCCGCCGAGGCCTGGGCCAGACGAACCGCCGCCAGCCGAGGCGACGCGGGAGTCGCGCCGCGAGACGGCGCCACGGACGGCGGCCACCAGCGCCATGCCGGCGCGCGACGAGGTGCCGGCGCTGGGGCCGAAGCTCCCGCCCAGCAGGCTCGGCAGGCCGGGGTCGCCCTCGCCCATTCGCCGGCGGTTAGTCATTCGTCACCACCTGCGGCATGACCGCGACGACCGTCGCCGGGAGCGGCTGGTCGTTGACGTAGACGATGCGGGCATCTTTCTCGTAACCCGACGGGATCAGCAGGTCGACGTCGCCCGTGAACACCGCCGGCGGCGAGCCCATGGGGTCGGACGCCACGCGGAACTGCATACGCTCGAGCGCGTCCTCGCGCGTGCCGCCCTTCCCGCCCAGCGTGTCGAGGAGGCGGTAGCGGACCTTGTGCACGCGCTTGGTCTTGCCCTGGGCCGTACCGTCTGCCGAGCCGGCCTCGAGGCGCCCGGTGATAAGCGTCGCGGTGAAGCGCAGGCCGACGTTGACGACCGCGCCGAACCGTTCGAGCGTGATCTGCCCGCCGGTCACGGTGCGCACCGGATGCACGGCGCCATCGACGAGCACGTCGACCGACTGCCCCTCGAGGTAGCCGAGGCCGGTGATGACGTCGCGCGCGAAGTGGAAGCCCGTCTCGGCATCGCCGGTCGTGTCGAAGTACGACGGGAAGGTCGTGCGCGGGACGATGCCGACCTGCGTCGGGTTGACGTATGAGTCGATGACGAACCGGGCTTGCTCGGTCGTGCCGCGGCGCAGGATGATCTCGTCGCCCACGTCGCCGGCCGAGAACACCGCCGCGCTCGCGGTGACCAAGTTGCCCGCGACCCGCGACAGCGTCAGCGTGACCGACGGCTGCGCACCGTTGAAGGTGCCGCCGGCGTCGACGAAGAACGCCTCGTCGACCGTGCTGCCCTCGTAGCTGATCCAGTCGCGCTCCATCCACTCAACATAGCGTCGGGTGACGCCGTTGATCGTGCGGCGCGCGATGATCCAGAGCTCGTCGCGGGCGCCGTCCGGGCTCGGGATCGAGGCCACGGACTCGACGACGGCGCCGCCGCCGATCGTGTGCTGGTGCCAGCCCTGCACGTCCTGTTCGCGGTTGTAGGTGAACCCGAGCAGGTCGCCGTTGGCGCAGCACGCCCATACGATCGAGTGCGGCTCCTGCTGGTAGGTGAGCTGCACGATCTGCCCGCGGGTGATGTGCTCGGCGCGCAGCGACACGTCGGTCGTGGTGTAGCCTTCCGACTCGAAGGTGAAGCGCAGCTCGCGGAGCTTGCGGCCGGCGCGCTGCACGAACAGGATCGCGTCATTGACGCGCACCGGCTGCACCTGGCGCGACCCGTGCGACGTCTGCTGCTTCGCCTGGATGTTGGCCGGGCCGATCGGCTCGTTGCCGGAGACCTCGCCGACTGCAAACTCGTTGCCCACCGTGCCGAGCAGCAGCGCGTCGCCCGCCGCCATCCAGGCTAGGTCGTTGATCTGGTCCGATGCGATGTCGATCGAGATCGCCATGTCGGGCGTGACGTCAGCGCCGTCGCGGCTCGAGAAGTTCTCAAAGTCGGCGACGACCGACGCCCATAGTTTCGTGCCACGGCCCAGCCACAGGCGCTCCCGGAAGAACGCCACGTGCGACGGCCAGCCGAGGTCGTTCGACCACTCGGAGAACGCCCAGCGATTCGTCGCCTGCCCGGAGCCGACGGCCTGCGTCGGGATGCGCTTCACCACGTCGGCGGTCGCGGTCGTGCCGCCGCCGCCGACGGCAGTAATGCGAACGTAGCCCCAGCCGGAGTGACGATACTCCCACTGCACGCCGGTGTCGCCGTCGAACCGCGAGCCGACGGTGTGCGTGGGCCGCACGGTGCCGGTCGTTGCGGCGTTGAGAGCGGCGTAGATGTTGCCGTCGCTGCGCCGCTCGGCGCCCAGCGCGACGGCCTTGTTCGTCTCCCACGGCCGCACGTCGTCGACCGGGCGAGACTCGAGCAGGAACAGCGAGCCGATCTTGTCCGCGGTGAAGATCGCCGACGACGCGGTGAGCGTGATGCCGGTGCCGGTGGCCGCGCTGGCGTAGACGGTGATCGTCTGGTCGGGGTCGACGACCTGAAACGGGCCGCCCTTGATGTCGGCCGGGCCCAGCGTCCAGCTTGTGTTACTCACGCGGATGAGCTTCTGCAGCGGATAGCTCGGGTGCGCGATGTAAATCACGTCAGCCGACTGCACCATCGACAGGCGGAACGTGCCGTCGGCCGCGGTGAGATCCGCCGTCGTCCATGGGGTCACGACCTCGAGCGGCGCCAGCGGGGCGCCGGTGACGACCTGGCCGTGCTGGGTGTAGAACCGGATGTAGAGGTTCCCGAACTCGAGGATGAACGCGACGTCGTCGGAGAACTTGAACGGCACCAGCCAGGTGCGCTCGGCGCTGTTCTTCACCTCGGCGACGTAGCGCGTTCCTGAGCGGCGACGCGCCGGGCCCTGCACCAGCGGGATGAAGTTGCGGAGCTTGTGGCAGCCGTTGCCGTACCAGGAGATGTCGACGCGACCCTCGAGGGTCGGCGACAGCTCGCCGGCGTTGAAATTGGCCTGAATCGGTGACGCCCTCGGCATGGTGTCACTTCCTCGAGATGATCCAAGTGTCGTCGGCGATCTTGGTCGGCGGGCGCTCGATGGCGTTGGCGCGGTGCGCGGCGTTGATGGCGATCTCGTACTCGCGCCAGGCTTGCTCGCGCTTGCTGCCGGAGTCGGTCAGGGACTCGCACAGCTCGATGGCGAGCTTGCACGCGAAGGCCTCGACGAACGAAGCGTCGAACAGGGTCGGGTCCTCGATGCGCGCGATGTAGCGCAGGCGCAGCGGGGCCGCGAGGTTCGTCAAGATCGCATTGCCCTCGATGGCGTACTCGGCGGTATCGCTGGCGATGTAGTCCGAGGTGTCGACGCCAGGGTAGAAGTCACCGACGTCCAGCACCTTGAGGCAGTCGGTCGGGAGCTTGAACTGCCGGTCGTAGCCGAATGCCGGCGGCGAGCCCAGCGCCGGCAGCGCGGCGCGCTTGATGGCGAACCGCCAGCGGGACGCGCGTAGCTCGGCGTCGCGCACGATGGCGAACAGGCTATTCGCGTCGCGGGCCGCCTTGGTGTCATCGGTCAGCGCAAGGATGCGCGACTCGCCCAGCTTGGTGAGCGCGCGGTTGACGATCTCGACATTGCTCGCCATGGGCTACCTCCGGCGACGACGGCGCATGATGATGACGAATTGCCCCTCGATGGCCGCGGGCACCTCGCCAGAGTATGCAAGGTCGACAAGCGACCCGGCGACAGTATACGCGCCCGGCAGCACGTCAGCGCGGTAGGTGCGACTCACCTCGGCAGCCTGGCCGCCGATGGCGAACGCGGCCGGGGTGACGTCGACGCGCTGGCCCCAGCGGACGGCGGCGTCGGCCCCGGTCAGTACGTAGGTCGCCGGGGTGACGATCAGCTCGACCGAGCCGCTTGGCGGGGTCGCGGTCGGGAAGTAGTCGGCGACTAGGAGCGCGCCGGCGAGACCCTTGTCCCAGGTTTCCGCGCCGCCGCGGATTCGGTTGTCACGTTGCGGGTCGCGGACGGCCATCGGTCAGCCGTGCGCGATCTTGCCCTGCCCTCGGACGTTGCCCGTGCTGGTCGTGCTACAGGTGACGATCGGGAACAGGCACGAGGAATTGAAGATCTCCGGCAGACCGAGCTGCGCCCAGTCGTAGGTCTCGGGCTTGTTGGACAAGTAGGTGTCGAACGCAGCCCGCAGGCGCGTCGCGGTGACGCCGAAGTTTCCCGCCGTGCCGGTGGAAGCCGACAGCGTGATGTTGTTGACGGCTCGAATGAAGCGGCCGGCGACCGCTGGTACCAGCGGGATCAAGCGGCCGGCGCGAACGGTGCCGCCCACCGCGATCACCGCAAGGTTGCCCGTGCTGCCGTCGTCGTAGGTCACGTTCACCGTGGCATTCGACGCGGTGGCGCCCGTGTCGATGTACCACTCCAGCCACCAGGACACGTCCGAATAGTCGGCTTTGCCAAGGCGGGCGGCGAGGTTGTTGCTGGTACCGGTGATGTCCACGTTTACCGTCTGAGCCGTGGTGGTCGTTCCGTTCAGGCCACCCATGTGCGCGAGGCGGTCGTGGATCTCCACCGACATGGTGGCGTTGCCGGTGGCGCCGCGCAGCCAGGCGAAGTAGCTCCTGGCGGGCGCCGTCTGCTGCGTGAAACCAATGGCTCCGGGCAGGGTGTGGTCGAGCACCGCGGCAGCGCCTGGAATCGCGGCCTGACCGGGGACGCCAGCCGCGCGCCAGAGCGAAAACGTCTGTCCGCTGGATGCGTTGGGGAGCGATGCCTTGTCGATGATGACTTGGCTCGATTTGTTCGCCAGTGCGTCGATGAGCTGGTCGCGGGTCGTGATCGCCATGCCTGCCCTTATGTCAGCGTGAACATCGTGCCAGTCGATGCGTTGTTGAACCGCACCGTGAAAGTCTCGCCCGCCGTCAGGTTGATCGCCGAACCGTAGTCGAACCACGCGATAAGCGCGTCAGCCGGCGACGTAGCCGTGTCGTTGTAGAGCACGGCATAGCGGAACTCGGCCATCGGTCCCGAGGCGGTGAACACGACCTCGGTGCCAGATACCGTCGCGGTGCCGGCCGTCTCCGAGATAGTGACCGTCGTCGTGTTGCCGCCTGCGGTGTAGCCGTTGCCGGCCGCGATCTCGCCGATCTGCGACAGGCTTGTATGCGTGGGCGTCGGCGCGGTGTTGGTCAGCGCGACCTTGAACACGTGCGCGTCGAAGTCGTGGACGCCCCGGATAAGCTGCTCCGAAAAGTCCTGGTACTTGTTCCAGGCCGAGGTCGCCATGCGTCAGCCCCCCAGCAGGGCGCGAGCCTGCTCCTTGGCCTTGGCGATGCGGGCCTCGATGTCGGCGAGCTCGCCGCGCTTGGCGGCGACGGCCTTGTCGATCTCGGCAGCGGCGGCTTGCTTCTCGGCGAGCAGCGCGTCGGCCTGGGCCTTGACGGCCTCGGCGTCGGCGACCAGCTGCGAGGCCTTGGCCTCGGCGTTGTCTACGATGGCGGCGGCCTTGCCCTTGCCGTCGGCGATCGCCTTGGCGGCGGCGTCCTTGGCAGCGGCCAGATCCTCGCCAGCGGCGGCGATGCTGGTGCGCAGGTCGGCCAGCTCGGCGCGCGCCTTGGCGGTCGCGTCGGCCGATTCTTTCGACAGCTGCTCGGCAGCGACCGCGGCGTCGATCACCTCGGTGAGCTTCGAGAACGCGCGGATCGTCTGCGCGAACTTCTGGGCCTCGGCCGCGGCTTGGCTCAGGGTCATTTCTTTCATCGCAGCCCCCTACGGCAGAACATGCTCACGGTCAGGTTTGTGGTGCCGTCGCCGGCGGTGACGCGCGGGCGGATGAACCGCGGCAGCTCGAGCACCTGCTCGATGCGGGCCGTGGTGAACGTCAGCGGGTTGCCCTGCGGATCGGCCAGGATCGCCCAGTCGGTGCCGTTGTTGCTGCCCTCGAGCTGCACCGAGCCGCCGGTGCCGAAGGTGCCGATCACCTGCGCGGTGCGGTCGGCGAACTCGGCGCCCTCAAACGGGTTGCCGTCGTCGGTGTTGAGCAGGCCCGACCAGGTGACAAGCCGAGCGTGCGGGAGCTCGGTGATGACTGCGTTGCGCGTCGGCATGGTCTACCCCTTAGGCCGGCGGCCAGGTGTCCTCGACCAAGCGGTCGCGGATGGTGTCGAGCTGGCGGATGGCCTCTTGCTTGGAGCCGGCGTTGACGTCGTCGACGATGACGCGGACGGCGAAGGTGCCGATCGAAGCGCCGGCGGCCTTGACGACCTCGTCGGTGTGGCCGATGCGGTTGGCCGAGAACTGGAACTGCGGCATAGCGGTCTCCCGGTAAGAAGGGGCCCGGCGAACCGGGCCCCGTTGCCTTACTGCACGTAGCTGACAGACAGGCCGACGTTGCCGCCGGTCGCCACGTTCGCCGTCAGCGTGATCGCCACGTCGAAGAAGCTGCGCGGGTCGGCGGCGAGGCCGGCGGCCTGCCACAACGGCTGACCCTGCAGGATCGGCGTGTTGACGCCCGACTCGTTCAGCTGCTCGGCCGCGGCGAGCGCCGAGACGAACGAGACCGCCGAGCCGAAGAAGTCGGCATCGACGACCGCGCCGCCCTCGTCCGCAATGCGGTAGAGGCCGATGTCACCGGCGCAGGTGCCGCCCAGGGCCGTGCACGAGACGCGAACCGAGATGGCGCGAGCGTTCGACGGCACGCGGACGATGCGCAGGACGTTGGTCGAGACCTCGGAGGTCGTGACCGCCACCTGGGCGTAGGTGTTGAGGACGGCACCAGGAGCGCCGGCGTTGGCGCTGTTGAGCACCTTCGGGGTCGCGTTGGTGTTCGAGATGAGCGTGCTGGTCAGGTTTGCCATGATCGTTCTCCGGGTTCAGGGGGCCAGTTACTCGCGGCACCAGATGCGCACGATCTTGGGCTCCTCGAGGCGGGTCGCGCCGAAGGTGCCCCAGGTGTACGCCTGGTACGGCAGGCCCTGCAGATCCGGGCGCTGGCGGAGGTCGTTCTGAATGTCGTTCCAGATGCCGAGGTGCATGCCCGACTTCGCGTAGAGCGGGATCGCGCGCGACGTGCCCGACTGGTCATCGGTGCCGGTCGTCAGGCGCTCGCACTGCACGAAGTTGATGCCGAGGAAGCGCTCGAGCTTGCCTTCCTTGAGGACCGGGGTCTCCTGCCGGTTGAAGTCGGCCGAGATGACCTGGATCTCGTTCAGCAGGTTGTCGTGCTGCGTGGCGGTCACGACGCAGATCAGCGGGTCGTTTTCGACGTCGACCTCGTTCTGCATGAGGCGCTTCTTGGCCTCGCGCAGCTTGGCGACGTTGAGGCCCGACGTGGTGCCGCCGACGTTCACGCCGACGTTCTGGCCGCCGGCCGTGGTCAGCGCGGTGCCGAACGTGCGGGCGGTGCCGCCCTGCTCGCCGACCTGCGCGGTGCCGAAGTACGCCGAGATGATCTCGTCGTCCATGGCGCGGCCCATGGCGTAGGTCGCGTTGGTGACGAACGTCGAGGTCGGGTCGAGCAGCAGGCGGAGCTTGTCGAAGGTGTCGATCAGCTGGGGCAGGTCGTAGTCCTGCGGGAACACCCAGCGACGATCGACCGCGGCGTCGACGCGGCCCATGGGGTTGAATCGGCCAGTGACCTTCTGTGCCGCGATGGCGGCGACCTGGTCGACCGGCGAGGCCTGCTTGCCGGTGTAGCTGCCGACGGTGACGGTGTCGCGCAGCTTCGAGCCCTTCTGCTGCAGGAGCAGCTGGATATTGGTCGCGAACTGAACGACGTAATGCTGCGGGATATTCACGGACATGAGGATGTCTCCGAGAGTCAGGGAAGAATTGACGGTCGGGCTTCCCCGCGGGGTCCGCGGAACCCATGCCCCCGATGCGCCAGAGGCACGCGCCGGTCTTTCCCGGCGTCAGCGGGGGCGCGTGGCCTTGCCCGCTGCGATCAGTGCGGCACGCGATGCGTGTGCCGCAATCTTGGGCGCAGCCTACACCCAGCGCTGCGCCCAATGCAACAGGGGGTCAGCCGCCCGCCACGATGCGGGACAGCCGCTCCATTTCCTGCCGGGCGTTGACGTCGCCGGCCAGGTACTTCGAGGTCCAGTCGCGGTCGTTGCGCAGCTGGCCAATGCGGGCCTTCGCCGCCTCTGGGGTCAGGCCGAAGCCAGCGCCACCGTCACCGCCGCCGGCCTCGAACGCCTTGGGCTCGGCCAGCCGCGAGCCGATCGAGTTGAACAGCTTGAGCATGCCGGCGGCGCCGAGCGCGCCCTCGATCGCCTTCGCCTGGTCCTCGGAGACGCCGAACTCGCGGGCGGACCGCCTGGCCAGCTCGGCGTTCTCGTCGAACTTCGCGCCCCATTCGGTTTTGAGCTGCGACAGCTCGGCCGCCGACTTCTGTTCCTGCTCGCGCTGGTGCGACTCGACCAGCTTCTGCACGTACTCGTTGTTGAACTGGGCCAGAGCCTGTGCCGCGCCTTTGGGCACGCCGTGCTTGTGCATGACCTCGGCGATGCCCTTGGCGAACTCGGGGTCGCCGTAGCCGTCGGGCACCGGCAGCTCGTAGGCCTCGGGCTTCTCCGGCCGGCCGAGCCGCGCATAGACGTCGTTCCAGCCTGGGTCGTCCGGCTTCTCCGGCAGCTTGAGCACGCGCTCCTTGGGGGCGCCGATCAGCCGCTCGAGGTTGCGGTAGCCGTCCACGACGCTGGCCGGGTCTTTCCAGCCTTTCGTCTGGGCAAAGCCTCTCAGCTCGGCATCGGGGATCGAGTCGAACCAAGCCCCGCCCGTGCCGCCACCGTCTCCGGCGCCGGGCGCCGGGTTGCCCGCACCTGCGGACCCGTTGTTGTCGCTCATGGTGTCACCTCTCGTTGTGCTGGATCAGGCCAGCGCCTTGCCCTCGGACGCCAGCCAGGCGCCCACGGCGGAACGGTACGCGGCCGGGCGGGTCTCGCCGCGGCCGGTGAACTTGCGCGAGCCGACGCGGATCTCGCACTCGTCGCCGGTGTAGTCGGCGCCGAGGATCTGCAGCTCGGCCACGGCCAGCGGCACGGCCTCGAGGTCCGGCAGCGCCTGCGGCTCCGGCGGGGTCTCGCCACGCTCGCGCGCGGCCAGCTCCTCGTCGATCGCCTCGATGACGGTCTTGCGGGTCTTGCCCGCGACCTCGGCAGCGCGCAGCGCTTCCAGCGACTCGGTCGACAGGCTCGGCAGCTCGGCCGCAATCTCGCGGACGGTCAGGTCCAGCAGGTTGGTCTCGCTCATTCTCGGAACTCCTCGATCTCGAACAGCTGGTTGATGGGCAGGCGCAACATGCGCCACACCCGGACGAACACCTCGCGGCGCCCTTCGCGCTGCATGGTGGCGGGGACGTCGGTCGACCGGCTCACCGGCGAGACGACCGTCGTGCCCTCGGTGGCGGCGCAGAACTTCGCCAGGTCAGCCATGACGACCTTCGCGGCCGGCGTGAGCTGGCCCTTGTCGTCGAGGAAGCACTGCCGGTAGGCGGTGTTTTTGCGGAACAGCGCGGCGAGCTTGGGGTGCATGCGTTAGCCCAGCGGCAGCGGCGCGGGGTTGTTGCGCGCGACGGCCTGGGCCTCGGCCAGCGTCTTGGCCGTGGTGGCGGCGACCGGCGCGGCCTGCAGCAGCTCGGACATCTGCTGCTGCTCGGCGCGGCCCTCGCGGATGGCCTGCACGCGCTTGGGCGAGCGCATGGCCTTGGCCGGCACGCCGTTGACCTCGGCCATGATGCGGGCGCCCTGCTCCGGGTCGAACACGTCGACGACCGTCGGGTCGAGCTGGGCCAGCGGGACCAGCGACTCGATCGTGCGCAGGATGCCGATGCCGTCCTCGGATTTCTGCAGGCGGTTGAGCGGCGACTCGTAGGCGATCTCGACCAGGCCGCCCGCCTCAAGCAGCGCCTCGGGCATCGGCGGCAGCTGGCCGGCAGCGGCGAGGATGTCGAGCTCACGCTCGATGCACGGGCCGATCATCTCGGCCTGCGTGCGGCCCATGGTCGGGGCGAGGAGCTGGCCCTTTTCCTGCGCGCGGAGCATGGCCTCGGTCGCCGTCATGTTGGGCGTCTCGACGAGGATCTGGAACAGCGTGACGAGGAAAGCGTCGTTGATGACCTGGCGGCACTGGGCCAGCATCTCCTCGCCGATGTCGACGCGGCCGATGCCCTGCAGCGCAGTGACCAGCGGGTTGCCGTTGGCGTCGACGCCCCCGTAGTTGAGCGAGCCGGCGCGCAGGTCGAACGCGCGCAGCAGCCCGTCCTCGGGCAGCAGGAGCGGCGGGTCGACCGCTTTCTGCGCGGCGCGCAGGATCGACTTGCGCATTTCGTTCAGCATCTTGATCTCGGGCAATACCAGCATGCCCGGGCCGCGACCGTAGACCTCGCGCGGCGTGGTCGAGTAGCGGCCGATGCAGTACGGCATCGAGCGGTAGCCCGAGGTCTCGAGGATCGAGCGCGTCTCCTGCAGCACGTAGTAGGACGCAAACGCCCGGCCGCGGTAGTCCGAGCGGCGCGAGTCGTATTCCTCGTTGGGCTTGACGCAGTGGATGACCTCGGTGCGCGCCTCGGGCGACTTCTCGAGCATCGCGCGCAGCTTGGGCGGCATCGCGTCGACGCCGAACCGCTGGGCGATCTGGCGAAGCGTCGGCCGCTGGCGCCGGTGCACCTTGTCGATGCGGCCCGACATGTCATCGGCGAAGAACAGCTCAGACAGGTGGATCGCGCGGTAAACCAGAGACCGGCCTAGCGAGTCGTCGACGAACAGGCAGCCAGAGCCGTAGGCACCGATAGACCAGTAGGCCTCGTGCACCTGGCTGGCGAAGTTGGCCTGCGGCGCGTAGCGCGCGGCGAACAGGATGTCCGTCACCTCGTCGAGCCAGGCCTTGACCTCCTGGTCGTCGGCGAGCTCCGGCGACGCGGTCGTGAGCTTGTGCCAGCGCTGCGTGCGCGGCGTAATCATCGACTCCATGGCCGCGGCGAAGCGGTCGCAGGCCAGCGGCGCGGTCACGTCGAAGATCCGATCGGTCGACTTGGTGCCCTGCGTGTCGGTCTGGTTCTGGAAGTAGCGGCCCTTGTAGCTGATCCGCTCCTCGATCTCGCGCCAGTGTCCCTCGAACACGGCGCGGTCGCTCTCCATGGTGGAGTGCTGGCGCAGGATCTCGTCGGCGCGGGAGTCGGACATTAGGGGTTCTCGCGGAAGAAGTGGCCAGCGCCGAAGGCGCAGATCAGCGCGCCAATGGGGGCGTCCACGATCATGAGGCCGATCGCGGCCGCGCCGAGGAACAGCGGCGCCCAGTAGGCCTCGACGAACTCGATCAGGGCGTTCATCACTGCCCCGTCAGCTGCTTGGTCGCGACCTGCGGGGCCGCCCCACCGCCCTGCATGCGGCCGGCGTAGACGGTAGCCAGTCGACCGCGGCGGCGGCGCAGCTTGTCGGCCTCCTCGCTCGAGCGCACTGCCTCGTCGACAGTCGGCGGCGGCGGCGGCGGGGCCGGGGTCTTGGGCTTGGAAAAGCTCACGTCAGCCTCCGGTGTTGTTGGCGGTCGGGCTCGGGCGCCGCGACAGCAGCGCGCGAGTGAGCGGCGAGTGCATGCCGGACGTCGGCGACTTCGCGACCTGGTCCTTGACGGCCCGGCCGACCGGGTCGTACTTCTCGAGCTTCTTGTGCGGCATCGGCAGCTTTGAGACGAAGTTGGACATCGGGGCACCCAGACGTTTGGTGCGGATACTGCCACGGCGATGCGGCCGGCGCAACGCCTAGTCCATGATGGCCTGGGCCGGCATGCCGGCGCCGCCCCGCTCCCTGAACGGCTTGCGCCCGCGGGCTAGGTAGCGGATGCCGTCGGCGAAGTCCGAGGCCCAGTCGTGCAAGGGCTTGTCACGGAACCGCTGCAGCTTCTCGTCCCACTCGCGCCGGTACTGCCGGAGCGCGTCGAGCGCGCGGCTCATGCGCTGGCGGGCCTCGTCCGGCGTCTCGCCGGGCAGCGGGATCGGGTTCGTGTTGAACTCGACCAGCGGCAGCATGGCGCGCACGGCCTGGATGCCGGTGTCGACGGTTGGGTCACGGTCGAGCACGCGGATCGGGCGCCACCCCAGCTTTTCGGCCTGCGCCTTGAGGGTCGTGCCGTTCACATCGCGGATGTTGCCGGCGTCGCCGTCGTGCGGCCAGATGTGGTCGGCGTAGGTGTAGGGCCGGCCAGTCACGTGCTTGGCGTACCAATCGACGCCGACGCCCGAGCCTGGGATGCAGTCGATGACGCGGACGCGCCCGCTCGGCAGCTGCTGGTAGAACCAAATCACGGTCGAGTCGCCGAAGCCCAGGTCGGACGCCGTGCCCACGGGCAGGTTCGGAAGGTGCGGGAAGTCGCCGATGCGGCCCTCGCGCTCGGCGCGGGTCATCAGCTCGCCGTAGTAGGCGCCTGGGATCGCCGCGTCGAAGTCGCAGTAGTACTCCTGCGCGATGATGGCGTTCGCCTCGGTGTCGCCTCGCTCGGCGGCCAGCTCGCGGCGTTCGCGCTCGATCGTCGCCGCCGGGATCGCGCCGGTGTCCTCGACGGTGAGCACCTGGCCGAACCAGTCCGGGTCGCGGCGCGCGTACTCGACCAGGCGGGCGAAATGGTTGCGGCCTCGCGGCGTCGAGATGAACAGGGCCCAGCCGCCGTTCTCGGCGAGGATCGGGCGCAGGAAGGCCCAGGCGCCCGGGTCGGCGAGGGCGTACTCGGAGAACACCACGCCGACGGGCGGCGAGCCGACCAACGAGTCGTAGTTGTCCGAGCCCACGACCTGCCACGTTGACCCGTTCTTGAACCGGATGAACATGTCCTGCTCGCGCGTGGTCTCGCGCAGCTCGACCGGGAACGCCTCGTCGATGCGCCGGCGGCCGGTGTGCGGGTTCACCGCGTCCCAGATCGCCTTGCGCGACTGGTTCGCCTGCGGGAGCATGTGCCAGTAGCCGCCGACCCGGGTCATCGCCGAGACCGCGGCCCAGTGCAGGCAGATGTCGTCCTTGCCCGCGCGGCGGTGCCAGGCCAGCGCCATGCGCTTCTTGCCGGCCTCGAGCGCGCCCCATGCCGGCATCTGGTAGTGCCGAGGCCGCCAGCCGTTCGCCGGCAGCTGGATGACGTTACTGCCCGCCATCGGTCAGCTTGACGACGTGCACCGTGAGCGGGGCCCTGGCGTCGCCGGCGAGCTCGACGCGGTCGCCGTAGCGCTTGGGGTCCCACTTGGCCAGCAGCTTGAGGCGGGTCTCGATGCGGAGCTTGCGGTTCATCACCTCGGCGCCGTCCACCGTGCCGGTTGGGGTGGCGCCGGGGGCGCCGTCGGCGATCTCGAGCGCTTCCTCGGCGATCGCATCGAAGCCGGCCTCTCTCGCGCGCGCGAACCGGAGGGAAAGGGCCTCGTCCGCGTTCACCCAGTCGCGGAAGGTCGAGGGGTGGGGATAGCCCGGCGTGCGGCAGATGGCGGCCAGCGGCTCGCCGTTGGACAGCCGGGCGAGGATGTCGTCGACCATTGCGTCGGTGCGGATTGTGGGTCGTCCGGTCATGGAGCGAATCCTAGCGGGGTGATGCGTTGGGCGCAATGGTGACGCGCTGGGGCTGTAACCGCTGTTACCGACCGTTACCGGTAACAGCGTTGAGCCTTTTTGGCCTCTCGCGTGCGTACACGCGCGTGTATGTGTGTGCGAGGGGCTGGCTGGGCTCTATTCTATAATGTTCTTTGTTAGTGGTAACTGTGGTAACAGTAAGTAACACTATACAGATCAGTGACTTAGAAGGGGGCGTCGTTACCGCCGTTACCGCCACGAAGCCACATCTTGACGACCTTCGAGCCGCGGCGCGCGGTCGTGCGCCTCCAGCCCAGCACGCGCAGGCAGTTGGCCGCGCGCATCTGCATGGCCTTGTCCCAGTGCTCGGGCGCGACCCCGAGGGCGTGCTGCAGGACGTCGCCGACCGTGACCTCCCACTTGCCGACGGTCCAGTCGGCGATGACCTCCTCCCATTCGTCGGACGCGCGGCGTGCTTCCTGCTCGCGCTCGGCGTCCTCCCTGGGCACGTCCCACCACGGGGAGCCGGCCTCGTAGAGCTCGACGGCCTCGGCGAACAGCTGGTCGCGGTGGCGGGCCAGCCATTCGACGTCGACGGCGGTGCAGGCCACGGGCCAGAAGCGGCGGGCGCCGGTCTCGTCGCGGTTCCAGTCGTCGCGGTTCGTCGTGCCGGCGAACACGCAGGCGCGGGGGTGATCCTCGGCCCGGCGGCCGTAGGGCGCCCGGTAGCGGTCGACCCGACACGTGACCACGCGCTTGATCGTGTTGACCTCGGCCTTCGAGAAAGCATCGAGCTCGGCGATCTCGACCAGCAGCTTGCCGGTGAGCACCTGGTAGAAGTCCTTGGACGTCGGGCTCTCCGAGGCCTCGGCGAACCAGCGGGCGCCGACTAGCGTCTGCATCGCGGTCGACTTGCGCAGGCCCTGGTCGCCCTCGAACACCGGCATCGTGTCGACCTTGCAGCCCGGGTCCAGCGCGCGGGCCACCATGGACACCAGCCAGCAGCGGCCGACGGCCTGGGTGTATGGCGTGTCGACGGTGCCGAACGCCTCGGGCAGCATGCGGGACAGGCGGGCGACCCCGTCCCATTCTAGCGCGCGCAGCCACTCGTGCACCTCGTTTCGCTTGTGGGCCATGGCCACGGCCGTGACGGCGTCGCGCGCGGTGCCAACGGCCATGCGGCCGATGCCCATGGTCCGCTGCATCCACAGTGCGAGCCGCACGTCGTCGGCGTCGCTCCATTCCTGCTCGGTGCCGGCGGGGTTCCATGTCGAGTAGACACGGCGCTGGAACTCGTCGAACCAGAACCGGCCCTGCATGTCGGGGTGCCGCTCGAGGAGGCGCGCGGCGTTGTCCATGTTCGCCACCGGCACGCCCTTGTCGGAGAGCACCAGGTCGAGCGATGACCAGCTCGTGAGCTGGGCGTAGGCCGAGCCCGACGGGGTGCGCGGCAGGTCGACGACCTCGCCCTCAATTGCCGGCGGCGGCTCCGTTGCTGCAGAGGGCTCCGGGCTGGCATCATCCGCACCACGACCGCCCGGTTCGTCTGCGACTTGGGCACCCCTCTCTGGTTCGCTTCCCTCGGCGGCCGGGCGGTCGACCACCGGCGCCACGTCGGTGACGCGCTCCTTGCAGAACGCGGGGATGCTGCCCTCGACGTCGGCCGCGTCGAACCCTTTGGGCAGGCCGTCCGTGTTGATCCAGCGGGTGCGCTTGAGGGGAACCTTGGCGGCGATCGCCAGCATGGCCTCGATGCCGACGAGGTCGGCGTCCGGCCAGAACGTCACGTCGCGCAGCTCGATCGGCGAGAAGTCGGCCCAGCGCACGCCGTTGGTGCCACCGGGCCAGGTGACGACGACCATGCGCGGCAAGGCCGCCTGCGCGGCGTCTGCAGCTTTCTCACCCTCTACCACGACGACGGGCGCCTCGGGCCTCGCGGCGAGCTTGTCGAGGCCGTAGAGCGGCCGCTGGACGGGGAACGGGCGCGCGCACCAGCGGCGCGTGCCGTCCTTGTGCTGGCAGTAGGTGATGGTCGGGGTGATCTTGGCGCCGTCGATCTCGAGGCGCAGCACGTAGCCCAGCAGATCGCCGGCGGCGTCGCGGTACGGCCAGGTCGCGACCGGCCGGTAGCGGACGAATCGGCCGCGCTTCGGGTTGAACGTCTGAGCCGGGTCGTAGGCCGGCGCGTCGGCCGGCACGGGCAAGATCGGGCGCCACTCGTCCGACGTGTCCGGCGGCAGCGGCGCCGGCGCGGGTCGGTCCTTGGGCAGCTCGTCGTGCCCCAGCTTGCGCGCGGCTTCCGCCAGGTCGCAGGACTCGTACTCGGCGACGAAGTCGATCGCGTCGCCTGCCCAGTGGCAGGCCATGCAGAACGCCTTGCCCTTCTTTGGGTTGACGTACAGGCTGGGCGACTTGTCGGCGTGGAACGGGCAGAGCCCGCGGTACTCGGTGCCGGCGCGGCGCAGCTCAACGTAGCGGCCGACGACGTCGGCGATGGGGTTGGCGGCGCGAATGCCGGAGAAGTCGATGGACATACAGCTCCCTGATGCTGGTAGAGGTGCCGGTAAGGGGGTGACAGGGACACCCCCGGGCGTGGCCGCGCCATGTCCCGGCTAGAGGATGGTGCAACAGTTGGTGCGCTCAGCGCAATTCCGCGCGTCGCGCCTCGCGCTGCCTGCGCCGGATCTCCTTGCGGCAGGCGTCGGCCTCGCTTTGCAGGCGGGCCGCCATGCGCATGGTGTGGCGTGCTTCGAGGTCGCGGCGCTTGGCCAGCGCCGAGAGCTGTTCGATGCTCAGCTCTGGCCGGTAGGGCGGGCGTGTCATGTGCTGAATCCCTGATCACCTCTCGATCATGTCGATGGCATTGATGAGATGCTCAAGCATGCTTCTGGTGACGCATACCACCCTGCCATCCTGGTCGATCTCATACGCTGGCGGCATCCCCGGCGGGCTGCTTGCGTGATCTACGCTCACATCGCAGTAGAGGTCGCCGTCGATGATCCGGTATGCGGTTGGCTTGATCTTTGTCATAGTCAGCACTTAATCTTTACGGATCGGCTGCGATCTAAAGGCCGGCGTTGCGGAACACCCGGCGGATCGGTTCGAGCTTATCCATTGACCTTGACCCCCATTCGAGCGCGCGGCGGGATGATGCGGTCTGCCGAGGACGGCTGTTTGATCGGCATGCGGAACGCAAGTTCCTGGGCAACAGTCAGCTTTCGGGGTTTCTTGCGAGGCTTGGTGGGTGTCATTCGTCCCAGTCCTTGATGATGCCGGCGCGGCGGCGGAGGTGGTCTCTCCACTTGCGGCGCTGCTGTATTGTCTCGTCGATGAAGATCACAGCCCCGGCAATCGCCGCGAAGGTCATCACGACGGCCACAAGTTTAAGCGTGACGGCGTAGTGGATCGACATAGCGGCGAGCAGGGCGGCGATCATGCCGACGTAGGCCAGTGCGATCAGGGCTGCGCGGATCACTGCCACACCCCCACGATGTCCCACGGGGAATATCGACCGGCGACATCGCAGCGCCCGTCCTCGTCCCAGGTGTCGTGCGACTCAAGGCCCGATGCCTCGACCGTGACGCCGAGGAACCGATGCGGCTCGTCGGTGCGCATCTCGCGCAAGATGTGGACGCAGCGCCCCTTTCGGTCGATGTAGCTCTTGCCCTCTTGGATCTTCATGGTGGCCTCCGCAGTTGTGGAGCGGTCATTATCGTCAGATGATGCGCGGGCTCAACGCCACCGCTGGAACGCAGCGCTATCGTTTTTGCAACGCCGCCCGGGCATCCGTAACAGCCACGGCCGCGGCCGCGATACCGCCTGCATCAAAGGTCACGGTCACGCGGCCGAAGTCTCGGCCGGTGAGGTCAAGCTTGCGCGGCACGGGCGTCTCCTTGCGTCGCCACTGCCCTGACTTCTGGCATCACGTGCTCAAGCACATGGCCGATCGAAGCGAACGGGTCTGTGTCTGCGATCTCGGCCAGGCGCGCCAGCGCTTGCAGCGCTTGGGCCGCTTGCCTGCGGGCGGCGGCAGCCTCGCGCCGTCCGGCTTCGTACCCGGCGCGCCACCCCCGCTCGGCCATCTCTTGCGGCGTCTGTGTGAGATGGCCTGACGAGTCCGTCCAGAACTCGACCTCTTTGCGTGCCCACTCGCGGGCGCGCACCTGCTTGGTCATCTTCACGGCTCATCCCCTGTCGCGGTCAATCCAAGGGCGTGCATGTGTCGGCGCATGCCGTCGCGAGCGGCCTCGCGGCTCGGGTGCCACTCGGTGCCGACATGGTCGCCCTGGCCGTCGTACAGCATCAGCATCCAGCGGCGGCCCACGTGGGTGACGGTGGCCACCATCAGCTCTGTCTCCGGGTGGGTTACGAAATCCATGTTCACCCCCGGACCTTCAGGCGCACGCCCTCGCTCTCGCGATCCACGTCGGCCAGCCCACGCCACTGCAGATGCGCGATGCAGTCCTCCAGGTAGGGGTCGGCTGCGATCTGCTCCGGGTACAGCACCCACTGGCGGCCTTCGGTGTTGTGCCCCTCGGTGCAGATGACGCTTTCGGCCGCGTCGTCGGCCAGGCGCAGGGCGCGAGCCCAGTCATCGGAATGCGAAAGCGCATCGCACACCGTGTCGATGGCGATCAAGATCTTCACTGCTTCGTCGATTTTCATGTTTTTTCCTTCATCGCCCGGATGGCGGCGGAAATTTCGATTAGCACGGCGTTGCGGACGAGGGCGGCGAAGCGGGTCAGTTCGTCGTGCCAGTCAGCGCCCTCAATCCACACGCGAGGCTGCCCGCCGTTGTGCGTGAGCGATGTTCCAAGCCCCGCCTCGCGCGCCATCTCAATGATGTTGTAGGTGGTCATGTCTGATCTCCTTCGCCAGCACGCCGCGCGTCATCCTTCAGAAAGCCGATATCCGGCGGCTCCTTGCGCAGCGCGTAATACTCAACCTGCACCTTGGCGCTCGCGATCATCTTGCCAGCCAGATTAGCAAGCTCTGCCGCCTCGCCTGGCTTGATTTCACCGGCCTTGAGGTGAGCGAATACCTGCGCAAGTTCGGCGCGGAGTTCAGATGCTGTGTTCACGGATGTACCTCTTGATCTTGAGTAGTTCGCGTTGTGCTTCGACCAGCGGCTGCGGGATGTCTTTGCAGCGCAGCCCCATCTCCTGCGCCAGCATCCGGCGCACGTAGGCATCGCTGAGCTTGGCGCGCTGGCGGGCCGTGTTTTCCCGGCACACGTCGCGGCGCTTGCCCGGGTTGGCCTTTGTCCACTCGACGGCGCGGGCCTTCACGGACTCGGCATGAGCCGTGTACCACTGGCGGTAGTACGCCTTCATCTCGGGCCGCTGGTACGGCTTGACGGCTTGCGCGGCGTACCACTCGCGGCGGCGTGCTTTCTCGCACTTGCGGCACGCGCTTCTGGTGCCTCGGTAGGCGTCGGCGGGTTTGAGTTCATTGCAGGTGCGGCAGGTTTTCATGCCGCACCCTGATCTGGTGCAGTGCTATTCGGCACCGTGTCAAACAGCGATGTATGAGCCAGCGCCAGCTTTGGTGCAGCCGTCGCGCCTCGAATGCGCGCGTCCTGGAGGCCCCGGTATTCCTCATTCAGTTCGCAGCCCAGGTACTGGCGCCCGTGCAGGATGGCGACCTCGGCCGTCGTGCCGCTGCCCATGA